ATGATAAAGGATCTATGGCTAAAAAATACGGTCACAAGAAATAAATGGGATTCAAACTAGGAAAAGAAAAAGGCTTTCAAGCAAATAATGGTGAGATTAAAACTAAGTTAAGTTTTAGACGAAACCAACAAGCCGCTATTCCTGGAACGCCTATTATACCTATGCCGCTTGAAGAAAACATTATGGGCGAAGCTAATATGGATGGAACTATATTTGTAAGTGATAAGCTTGATCCTGATAGTTCTGAATACAGACAAGTGGTTAATCATGAGATGAGACACGCTACTGATATGAAGCTTGGTAAGTTGGCTTATGATGATGACCACATTATGTATAATGGAGAAAGATTTGAAAGAGAGGATATAAACGGAGTAGACTCCATACTAGTAGATGGAGAGTGGAAGGAGGCTGGAGACACTGGCTTTCCTTGGGAGAACGATGCAAATAACGGAAATGACGTACAATGAGTATATTAACTAAATTATTATCAGGTGGAGCGGCTAAACTTGTAGAGAGCGTAGGTGGAGTTATAGACAACCTACATACTTCTAAAGAAGAGAAGCTAGCAGCTGAATTAAAGATTAAAGAGCTAGTAGCAAGCTATGAAGCAGAAATGCAAAAACAAGTAACTGAGCGTTGGAAGATGGATATGCAATCCGATTCATGGCTTAGCAAAAATATAAGACCACTAGTTCTAATATTTCTAGTAGTATCAACAGTATTATTAATATTTATTGATGCTGGAATTATTCAGTTTGAGGTTAAATCTTCGTGGGTAGACTTATTACAACTAGTATTAATAACAGTGATCGGCGCCTATTTCGGTGGACGATCATTAGAAAAAGTAAAAAAATAAAATTATGGGACAAAATTCAACAGAGGTAGCTTATAACTTTGGCCAATTTGGGTCTACGTTTTTAAAAGGCGATGGCGCTAAACTTCTTTTAACAGCTGCAACAGCTAAATATTATGTTTGCGCTGTTACAATGATAACAGACGTGGCTTTTGAGGCTTTAGAATCTCTTGACGGTGGTGTTGGTATGGGTATGGCTAATACCGCTTTTGTAGGTACCGACGTAATAGCAATAGATGTTGCATGGAATAAAACTGCAGATGTAGACACTACCGCTGAAACTAACGACGATTCTGATGCAATAGTTAATGCAGATATTTTTCCAAAAGGCATTACTATTTATGGCATGTGGGATAATGTAGAGTTGCACTCTGGATCTGCTGTGGTTTATGTAGCGCCAAGACCAGATTACAGAAACAGAGCATAATGTTAGGATTAGGAAGTGCGTTAACTACTGGCTCGAATACTGAGCAATTGTATAGTATTACTCTTGACGGTACAAATGATTATATTAACTTTGGTAACGTACTTGACATAGGTACTGGGGATTTTAGCATATCTATATGGACTAAATTTTCCGATGCTACTTCTCATAGGCTTGCCAATAAGTACGAGGACGCTAACAACACTTGGGAGCTGAAAACAAACTCAGCCGATGTTATCATGTTCAACGGAAAAGATGGTGGTACTTCTTTTGGATCTGTAAGCGGAGGATCGGCTGTAACAGACTTAGAAAATACGTGGGTACACATATGCGTAACTAATGATAGGGACGGTAATCATATTATATATGTAAACGGTACCACGGATACTTATGGCAATACAGGTGAATCCATGGCAAACGCCTCTTTAGACCACAATAATGATGCTGAGATATGGGTTGGTAGGGTTTTGACTGATTACGAAGAGGCTTTTTATAGTGAATTTGCAATGTGGGATGCCGTTTTAGATGCAGACGCTGTAGCGGCTATATATAACTCTGGCAAACCATTTGACCTAGCAAACAATAGAGGTAATTATGACAATTCAGGTGACTTAACAGGGTACTGGAGAATGAATGATGGTAGTGGAACTGTACTTGTTGATAATAGTGGTAATGGTAACAATGGAGCTTTAACAAACGGTGCAACGTTTAGTCCAGATACACCTGACGATTAAAACAAAAATAAAACAAATTAAATTAACTTAAATTAATTCAAAAAATAAACTATGGCAAAGAAAAATCACGTTGATTTAGCATTCGGACAATTAGGTAGTGGATTTTTAGATGGAGCTACGCTTGGTAATAGTTTAACTCCGCCGGTTAATAAGGTTATAGTAGCTATATCTTTCTTAGCAACAACACAGTTAGATGTTTTAACACCAGCTACAGATGGATTAGGAAGTGGTGGTTCTACGGCTACTGATCCAGGAGATTTATCTTTTGGGATAGCTACGCAAGATGATGGCCATGGTAGTAACAGTGAGACTGTAAGCACCGCACAAAAATTCCCGGCTGGTATGACTATATACGGAAGATGGTCCGCGGTATCTATGCAAGTAGCTGATACTGATGGTGGTTTAATTGCTTATTATAGTTATTAATGCTAGGCAGCGGAATGTTCAATATGTATGATGCAGCTAATGTTTGGGCTAATGATAGTGCGGTTTTTTTTGACGGAGTAAACGATTTTGCAGAAATAGAAATGCCAGCTGCAGTAAATGCCGGAGTAAGAAACACTTTTACTCTTAGTTTATGGGTAAAGTCTCATTCAGCAACTATCAATGCAGACTTTATGATATGGTACCACGAAGAGACAAATCCTAGTGATAATGCTTTACAGTACTTATGGTATGACGAAAGTGAAGAGCAAATTAAGTTTACTAGAACAGATAGGGATGGAAATAATCCAGCAACAAGCATAACTACCCATAGAAAAGGAAGGATGGCAGAATGGAATCATATAGTGGTAATTGTTGTACACGACAGTGATATGAAGATGTTTGTAAACGCTGCAGATGATGATGTTGTTAGCCTCGCTGATAGTCCTGATAGTTGGACCGCAGCCCCAGCTAATATGTATTATGGGGTTAATGGTACCACTAATAATGTTTTCTTTAATGGCTACATAAACAATGTGGCTATATGGAACGATAGTTTTGGTGGCACAAAAATTGAAGATATTTATAATGAAGGTAGACCAAAAAACGAATTAGAATCCTATGATAATCTGTATTTTTACCACGTTAGTAATGAAAAAACTTTTATTAGTGACACTGGTTATCAAGTAGCAACGTTTGGTGCGCCAACCAGCATTGAGCGCGTTGCGTATAGTGGTGCTATAGTGGTAAGCAAACCCGTTTAATGAAACATATTAACTACGTAATTTTAAATTACAATATTATAGAAGCTTTAGATTTCTCTTTAAAAAGAAGTACAGACAAAATTTATATAGAGATGAATAAAGAATCCGTAAGATATAACACAAACAAATTCTTTTTTCAAAGAAAAAAAGGTATTGTTAAATTTAGGGGAAAAGCTCCTAAAGAAATAGAAGGGTACAAAAAGTACAACCACAGCGAGATTTTAAAAAAAGTACAATCTAGTTGGGGACAATGGAAGTTAAATTAAATTAAATTATGGCAACAAAAGGAACAAACGCAAAAATTAAAGAACTTAAAGGTATTAAACCTGAAAAAATCACAACTGAGCAGTTACAAAAAGTTCAGGGTATCATTGGTGATATTAACAAAAGTCAAATGGAAGTTGGTCAAATGGAATCCAAAAAACATGCAATGTTACATCACGTAGCAGTGTTGCAAGAGCAAGTGGGTGAAATAAAAGAGGAGTTTGAAAAAGATTACGGAACTGCTGATGTAAACATACAAGATGGTTTAATAAACTACCCGGAAAATGGCGAAGCTGATAAGAAAGATTAGTATAGGTAAAGATTATAAGAATGACGCTATGCACTATGCCGTGGGGCAAGAAGTGTATGGTGGTCATACTATATGCGATATACTAGAAGAAGAAAACAAATTCTCTGTTTATATTAAAAAAGGTAAAGATGTACTGCCTTGGAAAGACTTTAATAAGAACATGGCTGTATCAGTAGAGTATAACTTACAATACTAATGAAAAGCATTCGTGATTTTGTTGTATCACCAAAAGGAGAAAGATATAGTAACACTAAAAAATTAGATAACGGAGAGCTTATACTAAACACTGAAATTTATAACCATCAGTATGTTAATAGAGAGGCAACTGTAGTATCTACTCCAATACTAGGTCATGCTGACATAATGCGTGGTGATACGGTTTTGGTTCACCATAACGTATTTAGAAGGTGGCATGATGTTAAGGGTGTTGAAAAAAATAGTAGAAGCTACTTTAATGAATCAACTTATTTTATAGGTGAAGACCAAATTTTCTTATATAAAAGAGATAATGAATGGATTTGTCCTAAAGGATATTGTTTTGTAGCACCATTAAAATCTACAGATCAATTTAATGTTGAATCTGAAAAACCTTTACAAGGTATCGTTAAATATTCAGATGGTACAGTTGAAGTAAACGATCTAGTTGGTTTTAGACCAAGTAGTGAATACGAGTTTATCGTTGATGGCGAAAGACTATATCGAGTTAAATCTAATTTTATTACAATCAAATATGAACATCAAGGAAACGAAGAGAAGTATAATCCAAGCTGGGCACAAGGCGGTAGAGGAGCTAATAAAAGTAGCTAGAGAAGAAATAGTTGACTCAAGCGAAGACTTAACTGCTGATAAACTAAAAAACGCAGCGGCAACTAAAAAACTAGCTATATTTGACGCATTTGAAATACTTAACAGAATACAAGAAGAAGAAGACTTGCTTGAGGGTAAAACACCTAAAGAGGCAAAGGAAAAAATCTTTAAAGGATTCGCAGAAGGTAGATCTAAATAATGTACAAGCAAAGTTTAGTTAAAACGGTTGAGCCTATAAAAAAGACTACAATCAGTCGGCTTAACAAGGGTAAGAAATGGAAGTACGGATACGATAAAGAGCATGATATTATTATACTATCTCACAGCGGTCAGATAGGAGAAATAATAGAAATACAAAACTTAGTCATCGCTCTACCTAAGGTACCTAAGGATGTGTATAGCAACTCTAAAGATAAGTGGGTTAAGTTTGAGCAGCCAAAAGAATTAGAGCGCTTAAAGAACATCTTTGATTGGCGCGCGTACCCGGAAGATCAGAAAGATCAATGGCACGACTATATAGATGAGGAGTTCAGAAGAAGAGAAGAAGGTTTTTGGTTTACTAATAACGGTAAGCCAACTTGGATAACAGGTACTCACTATATGTACTTGCAGTGGAGTAAGATAGATGTAGGTGCAGCAGATTTTAGAGAAGCAAATAGATTATTCTTTATATTCTGGGAAGCTTGTAAAGCAGATAAAAGATGCTACGGTATGTGCTACCTTAAAAATAGAAGATCTGGGTTTTCCTTTATGTCTTCGGCTGAAACCGTTAATTTAGCTACTCTTGCGAGTGATAGTAGATATGGAATACTATCTAAATCAGGTGCTGATGCTAAAAAAATGTTTACCGACAAAGTTGTCCCTATATCAATCAACTACCCATTCTTTTTTAAACCTGTCCAAGATGGTATGGATCGCCCTAAATCCGAATTGGCTTACCGTGTACCTGCTAGTAAGTTTACTAGAAAAAAAATCACGGCTAATGAAAAGCTGGAAGATATACAAGGATTAGATACAACAATTGACTGGAAGAATACAGGAGACAATAGTTATGATGGTGAAAAATTAGCCCTTTTAGTACATGATGAAAGTGGTAAATGGGAAAGGCCAGACAATATATTAAATAACTGGAGAGTTACAAAAACTTGTTTAAGATTAGGTAGTAGAATTATTGGTAAGTGTATGATGGGATCAACATCAAACGCTTTAGATAAAGGAGGTGAAAACTTTAAAAAACTATACAATGCTTCAGATGTTACAAAAAGAAACAGAAATGGCCAGACAAAGTCTGGTTTATACTCTTTGTTTATCCCAATGGAATGGAACTACGAAGGATTTATTGATGAGCACGGAGTTCCAGTTTTCACTACTCCTAATGTCGATAAGTTCGACCCAAGCGGTGAACTAATAGATGTAGGTGTAATAGATAACTGGCAGAATGAAGTAGATGGTTTAAAAGATGACCAAGACGGTTTAAATGAATTTTACCGCCAGTTTCCTAGAACTACAGAGCACGCGTTTAGAGATGAAACTAAAGGAAGTATATTTAATCTTGTTAAGTTGTACGAGCAGATAGATTATAATGAAGAGATGTCAAGGACACTAGGTGTTACTCAAGGTAACTTTCAATGGGTTAACGGTGTTAAAGATTCACAGGTTATATTTTACCCAGATCCAAAAGGTAGGTTTAAAGTTAGCTGGGTACCATCTCAACAATTACAAAATAGAGTTATAATTAAAAACGGCATTAAGTATCCTGGCAACGAACATATGGGTGCCTTTGGTTGTGATAGTTATGATATATCAGGAACAGTAGATGGTGTTGGGTCTAAAGGAGCTTTACACGGTTTGACTAGATTTTCAATGGAAGATGCTCCGGCTAATAGTTTTTTTTTAGAATACTTATCAAGACCACCAACAGCAGAAATGTTTTTTGAAGATGTTTTAATGGCTTTGGTTTTCTACGGGATGCCAATATTAGCAGAGAATAACAAACCACGTTTGTTGTACTACTTAAGAAGAAGAGGATACAGAGGGTTTAGTATGAATAGACCTGATAAAATATGGAATAAACTATCTGTAGCAGAAAAAGAAGTTGGTGGTATACCAAATTCAAGCGAAGATATAAAGCAAGCACACGCAGCTGCGATTGAAATGTACATTCAAGATCACGTGGGTATAAAGCAGGATGGAACTCACGGTGATTGTTATTTTAATGAGTTAATAAACGACTGGACAAAGTTCGATATAAACAAAAGAACAAAGCACGATGCTTCAATAAGTTCTGGTTTAGCAATTATGGCTAACAACAGACATTTATACGCGCCAAACGCAAGCGTTAAAAAACCTAAGTTAAATATAAACGTTTCCAGATACACAAACACTGGAAATAATTCACAAATAATCAAATAATAAATATGGCAGAGTCTGGCATTAAAAGTTATTTCCCAAGTCAAACGGTTAGCGATGCTGAAAAGCTAAGCTACGACTATGGATTAAAAGTAGGTAAAGCTATAGAGCAAGAGTGGTTTAGTAACGATAGAGGTTCTAATAGATATAAATCAAACCACAATGATTTTCATAATTTAAGGCTATACGCTAGAGGCGAGCAGTCTGTTCAAAAGTATAAGGATGAGTTATCTATAAACGGTGATTTGTCCTATCTTAATTTAGATTGGAAGCCTATTCCAATTATATCTAAATTTGTTGATATTGTTGTTAACGGAATTTCAGAAAGAACTTATGATATAAAAGCATACTCTCAATCTCCTAACGGCGTTGAAAAACGCACTAAATACATGGAAGCCATACAGAGCGACATGGAGATGCAGCAGTTCAATCAAGAAGTGAAGTCTAGGTTTGATGTAGATATGAAAGAAAGTAGCATAGCTAATGAAGATTTACCGGAATCTAGTGAAGAGCTAGGTTTACACATGCAGCTTAGTTATAAACAGGCAGTTGAACTTGCTGAAGAACAAGCTTTAAATGTTTTATTTGAAGGCAACAAGTACGAGTTAATAAAAAAACGCTTTTATCAAGATTTAACTATACTAGGTATTGGAGCTGTAAAAACAGGATTCAATACATCTCAAGGTGTTGTTATTGATTATGTTGATCCAGCAAACTTAGTTTACTCATACACTGAATCACCTTATTTTGAAGATATATATTATGTAGGTGAAGCAAAAACAATTCCAGTAAATGAGTTAGCAAAAGAGTTTCCTCATTTAACAGCAGAAGATCTAGAGGATATAATGAAAAATAAGTCTAATAATAGATCTAACTACAACTCATCTCACAGTTACGACAAAGAAGACAACAACACTGTTCAGGTTTTGTATTTTAACTATAAGACTTATATGAATGAAGTTTATAAAGTTAAAGAAACCAGTAGTGGTGCTGATAAAATTATACCAAGAGACGATCAGTATGATCCACCAGAAAATAAAGAGGGTGGGTATAGTAGGATGTTAAGATCTATAGAGTGTCTTTATGATGGGGCTATGATTCTTGGCACTGATAAATTACTTAAGTGGGAAATGGCTAAAAACATGATGAGGCCTAAAAGTGATTACACTAAGGTTAAGATGAATTACGCTATTGTAGCTCCAAGAATGTATAACGGTAAAATTGATTCTCTTGTTAGAAGAATAACTGGTTTTGCTGATATGATTCAACTTACACACTTGAAATTACAACAAGTATTATCAAGAATGGTTCCAGACGGAGTTTATCTTGATGCCGATGGATTAGCCGAAGTTGATTTGGGTAATGGTACTAATTATAATCCTCAAGAAGCATTAAACATGTTTTTTCAAACTGGTTCGGTTATTGGAAGAAGCTTTACCTCTGAAGGTGATATGAATCCAGGTAAAGTACCTATTCAAGAAATAACAAGTGGTAGTGGTGGTGGTAAAATGCAGGCTCTTATAGGTAACTACAACTACTACATGCAGATGATAAGAGATGTGACTGGTCTTAACGAAGCTAGAGATGGAAGCACTCCAGATAAAAACGCTTTAGTTGGAGTTCAAAAACTAGCTGCCGCAAACTCTAACACAGCAACTAGACATATATTGCAAGCTGGTTTATTTTTAACCGCTGAAACAGCAGAGTGTTTATCTCTTAGAATATCTGATATCATAGAGTACTCACCAACCAAAGAAGCTTTTATACAAGCTATTGGTGCGCATAACGTAGCAACTTTAGAAGAAATGTCTGAACTGCATCTTTATGATTTTGGTATATTCATAGACTTACAACCAGATGAAGAGGAAAAAGGTAGATTAGAAAACAATATACAAATGGCGTTGCAACAAAAAAGTATAGATTTAGAAGATGCTATTGATCTTAGAGAAATAAGAAATATTAAGCTCGCAAATCAAATGCTTAAAATGCGTAGAAAGAAAAAAGAGCAAAAAGATAGAAAGCTTCAAATGGAAAACATACAAGCGCAAACAGAATCTAACGCTAAATCTGCTCAAGCCGCAGCTCAAGTTGATGTTCAAAAAAACCAAGCGTTAAACGCTGGTAAAGCAGAGTTAATGAAAATGGAGTCTCAAATTAACTCTCAAAAAATGATGCAAGAAGTAGAAATGAAAAAGCAATTAATGGGCTTAGAGTTTCAGTACAACATGCAATTAAAAGGCGTTGAGGTTGAAGGTAAAAAATCAGGAGAAAAAGAAAAAGAAGATCGTAAAGATGAAAGAACAAAAATTCAAGCAACTCAACAAAGCGAGATGATTGAACAAAGAAATGCTGGGAAACCACCTAAAAACTTTGAGTCTGCCGGTAATGATATACTAGGTGGCGGATTTGATTTGGGTAGTTTTGATCCTAGTTAGAATTATTAATTATTATTATATTATATTATGGAAGAAAAGTTAGAAGAAGTAGTTGAAGAAACTACACAAGCAAACCAACAAGATCCTGGTGATCAAAACGTAGTTAAGGTTGATGAAAGTAAATTTGAGTCTGCAGGTGACGATAGCGTTATAAAAGTAGATTTAAGTAAACCCCCAACACCAAAACAAGATGAAGTTAAAGAAAGTAACGCTGACAACGGCGGAGTGGTTGATGGCGTTGAAAATGCCGACACCACACAAAAACAAGAAGAAGTACAACCGGAAGCACAAGCACAAGAAGCTCCAGTATTAGAAGAAATCACTGAAGAAGAAGTTGAAAAGGTTGAAGAAGCTATAGCGGAAGCCCAAGCTACCGGAAAAGCATTACCAGAAAATATTCAAAAGTTAGTTGACTTCATAGAGGAAACTGGCGGTGATATTAGTGACTATGTAAAGCTTAATCAAGACTATAGCAAATTAGATGATACTAGTTTATTATACGAATACTACAAGCAAACAAAACCTCATTTAGATGCAGAAGAAATTAACTTCCTTATGGAAGATACATTCTCATTCGACGAAGATGAAGACGACGATAGAGATATACGTAGAAAGAAATTAGCGCTTAAAGAGCAAGTTGCCAGCGCTAAAAGCCACTTAGACGGGCAAAAGTCTAAATACTATGAAGAAATTAAAGGTGGATCAAAGCTTACAACTGAGCAACAAAAAGCTGTTAATTTCTTTGATAGGTACAACAAGGAGTCAGAAGTAACTCAAAAAGCAATGAAGCAAAATACAGATGTTTTTACCCAGAAGACCGAGCAGGTTTTCAATGACAAGTTCAAAGGTTTTGAATACAATGTTGGGGATAAAAAATATAGGTTTAACGTTAACAACGCTAACGAGGTTAAGAATACTCAAAGTGATATAAGTAATTTTACCAAAAAGTTTTTGGATAAAAATAACACATTATCAGACGCTAAGGGTTATCATAAATCTCTTTACACAGCTATGAACGCAGATGCCGTTGCAAAACACTTTTACGACCAAGGTAAAGCCGATGCTATGAAAAATAGTATTGCTAAAGCCAAAAACGTTGATATGAATCCAAGACAAGCTCATGGTAAAATTGAAGCGGGTGGCGTAAAGTATAAAGTGTTAGGGCAAGATTCTTCTGATTTTAAGTTTAAAATTAAAAACAATAAATTTAAAAATTAAAAAACAAAATTATGGCAATTACACCAGGAACTAATTTGAATAGCACGCCTGCCGCAAGTCAGATCGCGCTATCTACAAATTATCTAGACCTCAACACTTCAACAGGTTGGGCACAACAATATTTACCAGATCTTATGGAAAAAGAAGCTGAAGTTTTCGGACCGAGAACTATTTCAGGATTTCTTTCACAAGTAGGAGCTGAAGAAGCGATGTCTGCTGATCAAGTTATTTGGTCTGAGCAAGGTCGTTTACATTTATCTTACAAAGGTAAGATTGTAACAGGTGACACTAATGATGGAGCCAACACAGGTGTGGCTGTAACTACAATGGTAACAATAGAGCAAGACATGGATGGTAATGCTAAAACTACTGACCATGGTATTAGAGTGAATGACACTGTCATCATCGCTAACGCCGCTGGTGTTCACAAGTGTTTAGTTGTTACTGCTGCCGCTAACACAGCTACTATTGACGTTGCTCCTTATGGATCGGCTGCAATTGCTGATAGCAATGCTTCTTTGTCTTGTACTATACTAGTTTATGGTTCTGAGTATGGAAAAGGAGTTAAGTACATGACTGGTGGAGCCGCAACAACTCAAGAAGATTCTAGAGGTGCTAACGAACCACAATTCTTTACTTACTCTAACAAACCAATCATCTTAAAAGATTACTACGAAGTATCAGGTTCTGATGCGTCTAGAATTGGATGGGTTGAAACTGCTTCTGAAGCTGGTGGTACTGGTTACATGTGGTACTTAAAAGCTGAAGCTGATACAAGAGCTCGATTTACTGATTACTTAGAAATGGCTATGCTAGAAGGCGAATTAAATGACGCTACATCTGTTATCGACGGATCTGTTACAATTCCTGCTTCTGTAGCTGGCGCTGGACAAGTTGGTACTGAAGGTTTGTTTGCTGCTATCGAATCAAGAGGTAATTTAACTTCTGGTATTACTGGAGTTAACGCTGCTACTGATTTAGCTGAGTTTGACGCTATCTTAGCTGAGTTTGATAAGCAAGGTGCTATTGAGGAGAACATGATGTTTGTAAACAGAGCTACTTCGTTGGCAATGGATGACATGTTAGCTTCTATGAATTCTTATGGAGCTGGTGGTACTTCTTACGGAGTATTTGACAATTCTGAAGATATGGCATTGAACTTAGGTTTTTCTGGTTTCAGAAGAGGTTCTTACGACTTCTACAAGTCTGACTTCAGGTACTTAAATGACTTAGCAACAAGAGGTGGTATTAACGCTGCTAACGCTGCTAACGCTATTAGAGGGGTCATTATCCCAGCTGGTACTTCTACGGTTTACGACCAACAATTAGGAAAGAATCTTAAAAGACCTTTTTTACACGTTCGTTATAGAGCTTCTGCAACTGATGACAGAAAAATGAAGACATGGACTACTGGTTCGGTTGGAGCTGCTACATCTGCTTTAGATGCAATGCAAATCCACATGTTGTCAGAAAGATGTTTGATTACACAAGGTGCTAACAATTTCATGTTGATGAAATAAGCACTATTTATATTTAAGAGGTTGGGGGTAATTCCCCAACCCCTTTATTTTTATTAATTTATATTATATTATATTATGGCAAAAGAAGAAAAAACAATTATAGACAAAGCTAAAGATGCTTTTGGTCTAAATGAAAAAACAATTACAGAAAAAAAAGAAAAAGCAAGAGTAAGATTAAAGCCCAATGAAGAGTGGGAAATCAAAGATAGAATATACTACTTGAAAGGTGGTAAAAAACCACTGTCTAGATCTATTAAAACGGCTGGTATATATTACTTTGACGAAGAAAAAGGTTACGAAAGAGAGTTGAAATACTGTCAAAACCAAAAAACATCTTTTGTTGATGAAATGAAAGGTGATCAAAGATTAGAGCACATTATATTTAGATCAGGATCATTGTATGTTCCAAAGGAGAAAACAGTTCTACAAAAGCTATTATCTTTATACCACCCTCATAAAGAAAGCTTATACGAAGAGTACAAGCCAGCAGCTATTGCGGCTGATGAAATTGATGTGTTAAACATTCAGGTTGACGCTTTAATAGCGGCTAGAAATATAGATATAGATATGGCTGAAGCTATCATGCGTGTTGAAAGAGGATCTGATGTATCTAACTTGAGTTCTAAGGAACTTAAAAGAGATTTATTAGTATTTGCTCGTAACAACCCTAAACTCTTCTTAGAGTTAGCGGATGATGAAAATGTAATGCTAAGAAACTTTGGTATCAAAGCCGTTGAAGCTGGAGTACTAAGATTATCCTCTGATCAAAGAAACTTTATGTGGGGTAGTAACGGAAGAAAATTAATGGTTATACCATTTGACGAGCATCCTTACACTGCTTTAGCGCATTGGTTTAAAACTGATGAAGGAATGGAGATTTACTCCAATATTGAAAAAAGATTAAATTAATCTAACTGTAGATGCGGTCGCTCTTCGGGGCGATCGTAAACTACAAACTAAAAAAAGAAATTATGCCGGTACCTATAGATAGAGTATATCAAAAAGTTTTGGCTTTAGCCAACAAAGAGCAAAGAGGTTACATAACACCTCAAGAGTTTAATTTGTTTGCTGATCACGCTCAGATGGAAATATTTGAACAATATTTTTATGATTTAGAAAGAGCTATAGGTAAAACTCCGGCCGACACAGAGTTTGCTGACAAAGCTACTAATCTTGATGAAAAAATAAGTTTATTTGAAATGTACAACACTCCAACTCCTGTAACCAACCAGTATGGTGATGTAAGATTAGGCCACTTAAATATATATAGATTAGGCGCGGTTAGAGTTAAAATTAAAGGTTTTGGACCTTATCACAAGCCAGCAGAACAATTAGACACTAAAGAGTTAGATAAATACTCTACGCCTTTAACTAACTCTCTTAACAGTCTTGCTGGTCCTTACTTTCTTAAATACGGATCGTTAGACGAGTTGAGAGTTAAAATTTATCCTCATCCAAGTAATAGTAATAGTTATGATGATGTAAGGGTTTCATATGTTAGAAGACCTCTTGTTCCAAATTGGACTTATTTTGTTACTAATGATGGTGCTGCACTTTATAACTCTACTGGCTCTGGCCACCAAGACTTTCAACTTCATGTTTCCGAAGAAAACAACTTAGTTACTAAAATACTACAATTAGCTGGGGTTTCTATTAAAGATTATCAATTAACGGCAATAGCAGCTCAATCTGACGGGAAAACTTCACAACAAAAAAATTAATAAATGGGATTACTAGATCAACCTGGAAATAGAATAAAAGATAATGTTCATTTTGAAGAACAAGAGCACTTTGGAAGTTATCAATTTACTTCTTTAAAAGACGTTATAGGTCAGTTTATGGTAGCATATGTTGGTGATAACAAAATAATTCGCTCAATAAAAAAAGCCGATGTAGCTTTTCATGCTCAAAGAGGTTTACAAGAATTATCTTTTGATACTTTAAAGTCATTTAAAGGTTTAGAACAAGTTGTTCCAGCTTCTTTACAAATGAAGCTACCAAAAGATTATGTTAATTACACAAAAATTAGTTGGGTTGATGGATCTGGTATAAAACATCCAATTTATCCAACAAATAAAACGTCAAATCCTAGCAAGTTTTTATCCGACTCAAACGATGAGTTTGTTTTTAACAGAAATGGAGAATTAATACCAGATAAAAATCTTATTTCTAACGGAACGTTTGAAACTAGTGATGGTTGGACTTTTCCTGTTTTTTCCAGCTCCTCATCAAATCCAGCTTGGATAATAGGAGATATTGATATAACTGGAGCTGGAGTTATATTTCCAACCGGTTTTACGGGATTTAAGTTTAATAACGTATTGCAAGGAGTAATTGATGAAATTGGTTATTGTCAAATTGATGCTCCTGAAGTTATCGAGGGAAGAAGATATAGAATAACTTATGATATTGTTTATCCTTCTAACGCTGCATCTCCAGGTCAGCTTGTACTAGCTAATCACTCCACTGAAATAAGTCAATTAAACTCTCCTTCCACTACTAACAACGTTAATCTTATTAATGAATCTGTAGTTGGAACTCACTCTGTAGAGTGGTTGCAAGGACCTAATAATGTTGGAAAAATTAGATTGTGGAACGACGCTTCTTTTGCTGGTTTAATAGATAACATAAGGGTGGTAAGGATTGGTGAGGGTACACTATCTACAACTTTAACAAACTTTAATTCTACAACTCCATCTGAAAACAACAATGATGATTATGAGGATAATACTTATTGGTCAATGGATGGAAATAGATACGGATTAGATCCTCAGCATGCTCAAGTAAACGGATCATTTTTTATAGACCAACTAACGGGAAAAATACATTTTAGCTCTAATATTTCAGGTAAAACTGTGATCTTAGATTATATAAGTGATAGCATTGGTACTGATGGTGAAATGCAAGTACATAAGTTTGCTGAAGAAGCCTTGTACAAACATATCATACACGCTGTGGTATCAACTTCTTCTTGGGGTCAACAATTAGTTCCTAGATTAACGAAAGAAAAGTTTGCCGCTACACGAAAAGCCAAACTAAGATTATCAAACATTAAATTAGAAGAACTTACTCAAATTTTAAGAGGTAAATCGAAACAAATAAAACACTAGTACATGCCAGAGATTAAAAACACTTTTGTTGGGGGTAAGATGAATAAAGATCTTGATGAAAGATTAATGCCTAATGGACAATATAGAGATGCTTTAAACGTAGAGGTTTCTACTGCAGAAGGACCTGGTATCGGTGTTGTTAAAAACATATTAGGTAATAAAAGACTTGAAAGTATAATTCCAGATAAGTTTACTTGCGTAGGATCTATTGCAGACGAAAAAAATAATAAGTTATATTGGTTTATTACAACCCATGAAAAAGATGCTATTATTGAATATGATATTGCTAATGATTTAGTTCTACCTGTTGTTGTTGATACAAACTCTAGTAACTCTAAAGCTGTTTTAAGATTTGGAGTTACACCTATTATAACCGGTATAAACATAATAGACAATTTATTGTTTTGGACTGATAATTTAACTGATCCTAAAAAAATAAATATAGATGAGTGTAAAAAAGGAACTTTAAACATTGATACTCACACTCAATTAACATTTGAAAATGGTAGTTTTGAAGGAGTAACTATAGAAAACGTTGTGATGACACACACTGGTGTTAACAACAATGGATTGAACTTTTTAATAAAAAACGCTTTGGGTGGTAGGTATTTTTTCTTCAATGCTAAGCAAATAGGTAGGGCTTTGGGTTACGAAGGCGCGCCCCCTGACGCGCAACATTATTTTGTTCGCCAGTACAGGAATGGTTTATTTTTAAGAAGAGTTTTAGTCAAGCTGTGGACAGCAACTGATCAAAGCGGGCAATCACAGAATGGTACTCACGGTAGAGTTGCACACACTTCTCCTGATTTTCAACACGATGGCTCTAGCTCTGACAGTAATATAGTATCTGCTTCTAATGGAATAGGTTATTATGACACGCAGTTAAATCCTGATTTTATAGTAGGTGATATACTTTACGGTGATAATGTAAGTGTAGATATAGAAGAAAGACATATAACAGTTATAAAGCCAAAACCTCTTTTAGCCCCTTCTTTTAAAATAAACCACGATAAGTACAAAGGTGTTGAAGCCCGTTTTTCCATCAAAAAAAACACAAACTCTACAAGAAATATACCTAATTTATTTGAAACTAAGTTTCCAAGGTTTGCTTATAGATACAAGTTTAGAGATGGAGAGTTTTCTGCTTTTTCACCCTTTACTGCTGTTGTTTTTAATCCAGCATATCCAAAGGATATAAACAACTCTATAGAAACCAACGTTTTTTATAATAAGGATAATTCTTACGATATAAAAGATCCTAGTAACAAGGCTATGGCTAATTCAATACACTCTATTGAGTTAACTGATTTTATTACATACCATACGCCCGAAGATGTTATTGAAGTTGATATTTTATATAAGCAAGAAAACTCTAGTGTTATTTATTCTATCGCAACAATTAAACATAATGACCCAGAGTGGCATTTACCAGGTAACACACAGGGTTATGATTTAGGTTATAACAAAACTATACGATATGCTCCCGATAATTTTATAGCAAATGGAGGTTTTACTAAGGGTAAGTTTGTTATTACTACAGAAAACATATATGCAGCTTTACCTGCCAACCAATTGCTTAGGCCATTTGACAATGTTCCAAGAAGAGCGTTAGCTCAAGAAGTAACTGGTAACAGAGTTGTTTACGGTAATTATTTGCAAAACTACAATTTAGGAAATCATAAAACTAAAATGAGTGCTGTTTACGGACAAAGAAATAATATTAACACCTTTGAAGCACAGGGACTACCATCTATAAAATCTCAAAGAAACTATCAATTAGGCGTTATTTATTGTGATGAACACGGTAGAGAAACACCGGTATTCACTTCAAATAAGAGCGCTGTTGCTGTGCCTTGGGCTAATGTTAATGGTTTAAAAAATGCAAGCCAAAGCAATCAACTTAGTACTAGTATAACCGCTGACTTTCCACGGTGGGTTGATTCAATAAAATTTTACGTAAAAGAAACCTCTAACGAGTACTATAATTTAGTAATGGATAGAGCTTGGGTTGTTCAAAAAACCTACGAATTAGACAACTCAGAAGGTCACATGTGGATTTCTTTTCCATCTTCTGACAGAAATAAAATCTCAGAACAAGATTATATTATACTAAAAAAACAAGTTGGAGCAGGGCAAGAGCAAGTCCAAGATGAAAATAAGTTTAAGATAATAGATATTTCCAACGAAGCTCCTGACGCAATAAAATATGAATTAGTAAATCAAGGTGTAACTAACACTGAAGCTGAAACAGCTGCATTATTCGCGGATGTTGGTACTGGTGGAGAAAGACCTGATAACGCTGGTACTAACAATTTGTTTATTAACGTAGAGGCTTGGTCTAAAGGTAATAGTTTCATGGGAATTCCATTTAATGATGGTGATCCTGATATAGTAGGACCCAACACAAGAGTAAAGTTAGATGGTCTTTATGTTTCTTGGTTTAGATTAAATCCCAACCAAAGCCAAGCATCTAAAAAATATAAAGTATTATCTGGTAGATTGGTTAGTGGTGCGGAAAATATAATGTTAAAGCTTGCTAGTGATATAACACAAATAGATGCTGACATAGCACACATCGACAATGTTTCACCAGCAGGATTTGATCCAGCAACCAATATGCATGGTGACATTAGGTTTCAAATAGAGAAAAAAGAAGAAAAAACAGGTGAAGATTTTTCTGGTTCATTTTTTGTAAAAATATCAAAAAACCAAGTTACAGAGCTTATTGAATCAGGAAGTAAAACTAACATTATAACTGATCATTCAGTGTCAGCTAAAACGCCGATTTTTTGGTGGAGAGATGAGATAGCTGGTGACACTGGTAGTACTGGAACTACTAATGAAATTAGAACAAATGATGATGATTATGGGCTTGCAACCTACTCTGGACTTGGTAGTCTTGCTGATGATGGAGCTGGAGACATGGCAAGCGACAATAGTGTTCACCATGCAGACAATAACACCGTAGGTTTTGTCGGTGGTCCTTACCATACTACTGATATAAGGTTAACTGATTATGCGGAGGCTTGGGCTGGCATACAACAAAATTATTGCGGCGGGAATAATAAAGGTGTATTCTTTTTAGATTCCATGCACATGGTTGCTGGTCAATCTGAAGCCAGTAACTATGCTAAATATTGTTGTGTTACTTGGTCTGGCGCTGCTGGTGATAGTGCATCTGGTAGTAACATTATCCAGGGTGATTCTGCTTGGAGTTATCCCCCATTAAAATCTTGGCTAGGCACATATAGTAACGATAAATCGGTGGTAGATGATTTATTAGCAGGTGTAAGTGGTCAAGGATTATTGTCAACTTCTCCAGTAAAAGCCGAAAACGAAGACTACGAAGATAAAAAATTAGATGGTTGGGTTGGACACCCCCAATACGTTAAGCGAAGAATTCAAGAAGCTGATCCCGCTTATGCTCAACATGCTGGATTAACACACGTTAACGGTTTAGAGGGTGTAGTTACCTCCAACGTAAACCACTCAAAACGAGCTAGAAGATGGTTTAGCGGAATAACTAGTGGTCAAACCGAAGATGGCAATGGGGTTGATACTAAAACTTATTCTAATGACGATGAAGAAGGAAGGCACTTTATGCATTTATCATTTTTTGCTCCAGGAAAAGACTTAACTGGAGATGCATCATCATTTTCAGATATTCCTGGCTCATTTGAGTTATTTGGCGAACGGGCTGTTGGTAATAGATTGCAAGGTATATGGGGTGGAGGACATTTTACTGGTGAAAACCCTAGTGATGTATTTGGTGCCGGAACAGTAAAGCACTCTCAAATATGTATGGAAGGTAATTACGATGACAATGGAGGTTATCTTGATGAACCGCCTGGTCCTGGCGTTGGTTTTGGTTATGATATAAGATATAAAGAACTTCACGAAAGACAATGGGATCCAACTTTTCCTTCTGACCCTAATAATAGAACACGTGATTTTATAAGAAAATTACATACGGGCTCTCAGTTTAAGTTTAAGCCAAACTTATATGAAACCATGTCGGTTGCCAACAAGCAAAAAGCTAATGAAACTATTTACACTATAAAAAGTGTTTCTATCAAAAAATTATATAATCATACTTCCTGGAGAAACACGTTTAATAGATGGGAATACGGCGAGGGTTATAAAGCTCCAAATGATGATAGAGCTTATTGGTCTGTAGAAAGAGCAACTATGAATTGGCTTACGCATATAAAAGACAATGGCATAAAAGAATATTCTACGCAGTGGGCAACGGATTCTGATTTAATGAGAGACAAATTAATTGATTTTGGTGCATCTCACAATAGAAGACTTTGTTATATAATAGAGTTGGATAAAGATCCAGATCATAACGAAAACTTTAACCCTATACAAGAAGGTATGGGTGTGGGTTTATTAACTGCTGATCTGGATAATAATGAGTTTCACAATATTGAATTTTTAGAAAAAACCAAAAAAGTAGCTGGAGTTGGTGATTTAAATAAATTCCCAGCAATATGGGAGACTAGTCCAGAAAAACAAGAGGTAGATTTAGATATATATTTTGAAGCTAGTAGTAACATACCTGTTAGGCTTAACGAAAGAACAAATGAAATACTTGCTCCATTAGGTTGTTTTGTTGAACTTGTAGATGCTCCTGTTTCAGGCACATCATATTTGATAGATTGGAACGGTTTCGAGGCTACTTTTGAACCTGGTTTTCCACTAACAGATGGAACAAACGAAATAGATTACTCTAACGCTTCTTTTAAATTTATTAAAGGTGATGGTGGATATGTTACTGCAAGGGCAGATACAAATATACTAACTGGTTTTTCAAATGATCCTCTTGCTAAAAGAAAAACAATAGTTTTTAGAGAAGATATCGCGGAGGTTATGAATGTTGGTTTAGCTTGGAATAATTGCTTTTCATTTGGAAATGGTTTAGAATCTAATAGAATTCAAGATGACTTTAATAAAATGTTTATGCAGAATGGAGTTAGAGCATCAATAACTACACAGCAAACATACGAGGAAGAACGTAGGTCAACAGGGTTGATATATTCTGGGCTTTATAACTCTAACTCAGGTATAAACGATCTTAATCAGTTTATAATGGCTGAGAAGATCACTAAGGACTTAAATCCTACGTTTGGTAGTATACAAAAGCTATTTCAAAGAAGAATTAGTTTGGTTGCTTTTTGTGAGGATAGAGTTGTTAGTATAATGTCAAACAAAGATGCTATATATAACGCTGATGGAAACCCACAGTTAATATCATCTAACAACGTGTTAGGTGACGCAAATCCTTTTGAAGGTAATTTTGGTATATCTAAAAATCCAGAATCATTTGCATCAGAATCTTACAGGGCTTACTTTACAGATAAAAACAGAGGAGCCGTTATTAGATTATCTAAAGATGGTTTGACACCAATATCTAGCGCTGGTATGCATGATTGGTTTAGAGATAATTTAACTAAATACGATGCTTTGATAGGTTCGTTTGATAGTTACAAAGAAGACTACAATATAACCTTATCAGATTCTTTTGGAGAAAATCTTTTGTTCAATAGTAAAGTTAGTAGTGGGGTTGATCAAGGCACTGTGTCTGGTGGATTTGTAAATAATATAGAAAATCCTAGTGTTTATAATGGTGATAACATGACATATCCTTATCAAAGTGTTGATATGCTAGACCATGTTGATTTTACATGGGGTAGTAATAACTCCTCTTTATTGAGCACTGGTAGAGTAACTAATCACGCGGAAATTTTGGTTGGTGGTGTTTATGAGGGTCAAAGTTTTGAGGGTACTACATATAATACGAGCGCTTACTCAAATCAAAGTTACAGTGATATTGTAGATGAAAGTACTCCGGGTGAATACACTTCTTATCAATATAATTATGATGATACATTGTTAGAGGAAAACGGAGGTAATTACACTGAAACTTCTCAGATATATTTAGATAGTTTTGGTATAACTTTCACTGAAAACTTAACGCAGGTTAGTTACAACGCTATAGTTTATGATAACAAACCTTCATATGTTACGGGTTTTGGCAATATTGCAGATAGTGGAATTCTTTTTTCAGGTATTTTTGATGATGGAGCAATTGGAACGCTAACACTTTTTGAAAGTGATAATAATACGCCGTTACTTTATGGTAATAGATACTGTAATCCAACTAGACGTTTTAGGGCAGGTCTTCCTACACTTGTATACCCAAATAACAGTGTCCTTTATTATAATCTTATTTACACCCCACATCCTAACTCAACTTATATAACTGATGGTACGTTTGGTAGTTACAACAGTACAAATGAAGTAACTGGTTTTCCTTCATATGATAGCGGAAATGGTAAAAAGTATTTATTGGGTTGGATTTTCAAAACATCCAGTGGTAGGATTATTTTTAATAAACTGTGGAACAGTCAAGATGTTTGGGATGATTGGGTTGAGTTTAGGGATCTTGGGTTTAATTCTTACGATTGGGATGGAACATACAGCCAAACCGCAACCCCGTTAATGAATCAAGAGTATGACACTGCGGTTAGTAATTCAACGCTACCTGGTTTGCTTACTGACATCAATGATTCAGCTCTTGCAAGCAGCTTTTTTGATCCTGGCAATGTACCAAACTCAATATATAACGGTGAAGAAATAAAAGTTACGCTTAGGTTTAGAGTGCCAGCAAGTTATAATAATTCTCCTCCTCCTATGGTGTACAATAATTCTGGAACTACTCTTCCTAGTTCATTCAATCACATTATACCTAGAATAGAGCTTAGGGATGGTCCTGGTGATGGTGTAGGTACCGTTATACCACCTAACGTAATAAAAGGTGTTGAATCAATTCTTACTTTTCCTTCGACTGGTGGGTTTAAGCCGCACGGTAGTAAAGATATTAACAACGAAAATTACAATGCAAATTTCAGTATACAAACCAATGCTTATACAACTAACTTGGATCTTGCAGTAAACGCTCTTGGTTGGAGTTCTTCTGGAACTCTAAGCTATGACTTTGAGCACTTGAAAGGTTTTTCGCCCTCAAGTATTGTAGATTTTCCTCTTACACATTTTGGACCAACACCAACCGCAACTAATAGTGGTTATGGAGATCTATTCGATCAAATAGATCAACAAGGGCGGACAGATCCTAATGTTACACACGCGATTTATTCGTGTTCAGTATACTTTAAATTTACAGATCCTAACCAAAGTATTTTGTTACCAACAAACGGGATTGTTGATTTTATAGACACGTCTTCAATTGAAGTTGAATCAAGAATTGTTGTTCAAGATTTAGTTGTTAGAGTAGGTCAAGTTAATCCAGATGTTTACACTAGTTATTGGCCACTAACTGGTACTGAACCTCTTAAACCACAGTGGGAAATAATATCTCTTGATGTTGAAAAAGTAGTTAATGTAACCGCACCACAATCTTATTTGTTAGGAGGAATTAGCAGTAATACAGATGCGGTTGTTGGAAACACCGGTACACCAGGCGTAGTAGATAGTAATGGCCAACCTTTTATCGATAAAATACCCACCGATGCAGAAGGAGCAATTCCCGCTTGGACTGAAGTTCAAAACATGGGTATAAATGGTTGGGCTAGCGCTACGATGTTAGGAACTAACAACTCTCAATTGCAACAAGAAGTAGAATTTGGTAACACATATTCTGGGTTAGTGAAAAGTAGAGAAGCTGGTGGACAAACTTATAATTGGTTAGAGCCAGATTTAACTTTAGATGCCAGTATTCACGGTACCACTGGTTACACGGGTTATAACGTTCTACCAGCTGTATCAGGTACAATACTTGAAGAGCTTGAAGCAGGTGATTTAATTACAGACTTTGCAAACGAATACTATAGAGTGCAACAATCAGGCACCGATGCAATGTTTGACTTAACATATACTCTTTCTAATGCAAACAAATGGGAAGATAATCACTGGTATTTAATAGATGTAGAGTTTGAAGGAGATGAGGTTCCCGATGGTGACAGTTTAACAGGTACTGGTAGTGGTCATGGTAAGTTAGTTATTGTAGGCGTAACCAATCTTCCAGCTGGTGGTGTTCACGGTGACATTGTTGATAGCCGAGGAGTTGGTACTCATTCTACAACCACTATTGTGGGTTCAACACCACAAGCAAACATAGAGCTAGTTCCAACAGAAAGAAATGAGTATGGTAATGTAAATGGCTCTGGTGATGGAAAAATTGTTTTAAGAGCGATTTTTAAAGTTCACGAAAATAGCTTCGTGGCTTCAACATCTGTGGAAAGACTAAAACTAAAGTTAAGGTTTGCTAGGTTTACCATTGGCACTAAAATAACAAAAATAATTTCTAAAAAATTATCTAAACTACCTAATGGTGGAGAAGCTGAAAGCTGGACACACTCGTCAGACACTACCGTGCACTCGCTACAAAAAAGATCAATGTACTTTGACAATCTGTCTGTTGGAATAGGCTCTGCATTAATGTGGGAAAACAGGCAGACAACAGGAAGTTCAGGAACCAGTTCTTGGGATCAAACATTTGCTCCAGGAAATGCACCGCAAACTTCAGGTAAACACTGGAGACTTCGTTTTAAGGTTAGTGATAACCCAAATACAGAATCGATGACTGGTAGTTTAAATTGCATTATACAGAATGATTTTGGTGATTTTGCTTCTGGACAATGTAACGGGATGCTATTGACTGGAATAACCGATCCTGGTACTTATGAGTTTACGTTTAACATAGGTGGTCCTGATGGAGGTGATGGTTTTAATGCGGTTGATGATGAAGGAAATCCTGTTTGGAAAGCCAGTAAAATAAACGATGCTAGTTGGACACCAAGCCAATTTAGAGTTAGTGGATACACAACTACCTCAAGCTTAAAAAATAAAATCAGGTTTTGGGGAGGTACTGATGGTTCAAGCCCATTGACATGTGCTGTTAGTGAAATTTTATTAACTGATGAAACAGAAGTTTTAACAGGTGGTACAGCTAACTCTTGGAGTTGGAATGGTTTTGACGATGCTTTAGAGAGTTATATTTTTTGGAACCAAGAATTAGGTAGGATTGAATATACAGCTTGCCCTGTTATTGACCCATTATACAACGTTGGTGGCGCTGCTGAACAAATAAGTGTAAGCCAATTTATTGAACTACCTATTAAAAAAGGCGAAAGGTATAAGGTAAGCGTGAAGCACGAAATAAGTGAGGGTAGATTAGGTGTTTACTACTATAATGCTCAAGGATTTGGATTTAGAATGTTTGATATAGGACCTGGTGCTGGTACATCTACTGGTACTTTTGTTGTTGGAGAATATCAGTGGAGTAGCTTAAACCCTGCTGATAATTCATATTTACCTGAGTTAAAAAGTACTTTTGTTATAAGACAACACGATGACAGTCCAGAAGTCAATGGTAATATTGACGACATAACTATGATGAGGCAATATGATTTAACACAACAACAACCAATTACTGTTTCTTTTAATGAAAGAATAAATGGATGGACTAGTTTTAAAAGTTTTGTACCAGAAAGTGGTTTAAGTTTATCTAAAAAATACTTTACGTTTTTAAACGGTGGTTTATGGCAGCATTACATGCCCATGCAGTATAACACTGCTTTAGGAAAGTGGGATACATCTTCTGTTGAAGATGCTACAAACTATAATATATTTTACAATAATAACTATGATTATAATAAGCCGGCAAGTATAACAGCTGTTTTAAACAATGAGCCCTCGGTAGTAAAAGTATTTAACACTTTAAACTACGAAGGAAGTCAATCTTTAGTTAAAGTTCCACAAACAATTGGATCAATCACGGCGGAAGCTCAAGTAACAATAAATAACGTTATTGCCTGGAACAACGTGCACAGTGGAGTACGTAATCACATTATGGGTTGGAGTTGCTCTAGCATACAAACCGATTTAGAAGCTGGTTCTGTAAATAATTTTATAAAAAAAGAGGGCAAGTGGTTTGGCTACATAAAAGGACTTGAAACAGATAAACCTATAGACACTATGCTTTTTAGCGTACAGGGTATTGGCATCGCAAGTAGTGTAACGCCGATATAGTTAGTGAAATTTACAAGCAAAAAATAAAACTATAATATGTCATATCACAATAATACATCTACATCTACACCTACATCTACACCTACATCTACATCTGCTAGGCAATCAAATACTACGCCTCCAGCTGCTAGGCAGTCTCAAGTAAATATTCCACCACCACTAGCGGATGCACCCCAACCTCGACCTTTATTGTTAGAAGTTGAAAATTACTTGCAGCCAGAAGAAATTTTAAATAAAAAAGTTGCTCCACCGGGATACCATTATATGCCTGATGGAACTTTAATGTTAGATTCTGTAATGCAAGTAATACCAAAAGGGCCAGAACAAGTATTTACACCTATTGATTTTTTTAATAATCAAACAATAGAACAAGTAGCAGTTGATTTAAAAACAATATATGAATTTAGTATAGAAACATCTGAAATGCCTACCGCAGAAACAACAAGAGAGTTTACTGTTACGGGAACACCAAATACTAAATTTATAATACAAGTTGCTCAAAGTGGTACTATTAAATATTATGATTTTGTTTTAAATAGTTTTACCCTAGGCCATGTTAGTAGTAGTAATAATTTAAACGTTACATTATCATCAAATGGTAAATTTAGTGGTTCAATAAAGTTTCCTAGTGGAGGTGGTACGTATGTTATTAGCTTACTACCTTTACAAGACACGGTGATATATGGCGGTTTAAGCGTTATTAGTCAAAAAATAGAAAAAGCAGCTAGTAACGCCGTTTTAACGTTTAAAGCTTTTACAGCTAACACAAATAATTACGCTACTTTCCCAACAAAAACTTCAACTGGAGGTCCTGGTGAGTTTGATGATTTTGATTTTGATTTTGACATAACAAATGCCTCTACAGATGCTGGTGGGTTTGGTTTAATTCCAACAAGTAGCTTTAAAGATTTAAATTTAATTAATAACTTATGGTTTTTTTCAACAACAGAAACTGTTGATGGCGCCGTGTCACCTACTGACTATAACGGAGGTTTTGTTGTTAAAGTAGACGATTTAACTGATATAGGTACTGGTTCTTATATATCAGCGGTAAGTGCTGGTAGTTTAGTTGGGAAACCAATAGTCACAAGTATTAACACTGATGCCAAAGAGCTAACAATAAGCATTGCTCAAACTTTTGCAAACGACATAACGCTAACGTTTAGAGCCGATGGTGTTACGGCTATTGAAAAAGCAATAGGCGTAAAAATGACTTTTAGTTTTGCAAGACTAGATGAAACAAAATTTAATAAAACAAATAAGCTAGTAAAAACAGTTAGAGCCGGTAGTAGTGGTACCACTATTAATTTAAACGGAACTTATGGTGTTGGGCATAATGATGTTGCTGCCTTTATTAGTGGGGTTGGAATAACCACAGCTACTGTCGTAAGTGTTAGCGCTAGTAGTAGCGCTGGATCTATGGTGGTTAGTGCCTCTCAAGGAGCCCTAACTGTTGGTACATCAATTTTATTTGATAATATAGTTCAAGTTTTTAATGTTTTTGGAAACATAAAAATAAATAGTTATTCAACCGCTAATCAAGATATATATTTAGATATAGATAAATTTTTAACCCCAGGAACAGCATCGTAATAAAATAAAAACATGGCACAAATAAAAATAACTTTTGGAAAAGAAATAAACTCATCTTTACAAACTAAAGATATAGCTCATTTTTCAAAAACAAAATCAGCGTTAACAATAAGTGAGCCAACACAATTGGGTATAGTTGTTTTAGTTAGAAGAGATTTAAATTACATAGTAGTTGATGTTGATTTAAATGATCCAGCAATCGCCGGGTTTGTAGCCCAAGATTTTGTGTTTTTTAGTAAAAATATTTCTACGAACGAGTCTAGTTTAAAGGGGTACTACGCGGCTGTAACTTTTGAAAACAACAGTAATACTAGATCAGAGTTATTTGCTGTAAGCTCAGAAATAGCTTTAAGTAGTAAATAAACGGCATAAAGTGTGACTATATAATTACAATTAAATAAAATTATATGGACAACAACATTGAGTTTAGAACTTTTAAAAAAGGAGACTACGAAGCTTGTTGCGAATGGTGGAGATGGTGGTGGAAACGTAGTGGTCAAAATCCAATTGCAAGAGCTTTTTTACCAAAAGACGAAAGATGTTTTGTTATAGAAAAAAATGGCGTGCCAATAGCTTGTTACTTTCTTTTTATAATGGAACCTCATATAGTTGGTTGGACAACATATTTAGTGTCTAATCCAGAGTACAACGAAAAAGATAGAAGAAAAATAATAAAAACTTTGATAACAAAGGTAGAAAAAGAAGCTGAAAAAATTGGTATAATGCAATTGTTTACCGTTTGTGGTAATGATACTATGTCAGGTATACACGAAAGCTTAGACTGGATGTTAATACCCGTGCAAAATGAAGCTTTTAAATACTTAACAAACAATTTTATAAAAAAATAAAACACCATGAGCGATTTTTTTGGAAAAGGAGCTAAAAACTCTCAAACAGCAACAATGAACAAGATGATGGGCATGGCTCAAGATCAAGTTGATATGTTTGGAGAAGAGCGTGATGCAGCAAAACAACAAGCCGCAGCGTCTAGGGAGGATTTTGCTAATTTTGAATTTACAAATCCATATGCTGATGCGCAAAACGTATATGCTGGAGCAAAAAATACATTTGCCGGCGCAAAAAATACTTTTGCTGGCATGGATAATGCTTATGCTGGTTTAGACAATAAGTATGAAGGCATGGAGAACCGCTTTGAAGATATGACGGTTGATATGCGTGCAGCTGATTTTCAAGCGCAACAAGGCCGACAACAACGATCAGACATAATGCAAGGCCTTAGAGGAGCGGCGGGTTCAAGTGGCGTAGGTGGTTTAGCCCAGTCATTAGCTAACGCTGGTGCAATGCAATCCCAACAAATAGCAGCTGGTATTGGACAACAAGAAAGACAAAATGCTATGATGACGGCTCAAGAAGGTTCAAGGATAGATCAGTTACAAAGAGGCGCTGGTATGCAGCTTCAGCAATTAGAAGCTGGTGGAACAATGGCAAACCAGCAAATGGCTGCACAAGGAGCTATGCAACAACAAAACATGCAAATGTCTGGCGCAATGCAGCAACAACAAATGCAAATGGCAGGTGCCGCCGCTCAACAAGACATGATACTAGGTGGTGATGCCGCTGTTCAAGCCGCTCAGTTTGGACAACAATCAACTCTTTTAGGCATGGATTATGCTAATTTAGCTGGAGCAAATGCAGGCTACCAAAGCGCTTTAACAAATCAAATGTCTGGTATGGGTATGAAAGCAGATATGTATGGATCGCAATCACAAAACAATATGTTTAATAATATATTAAGCGCTGGTGGGCAGGCTGCAGGAGCATATTTTGGCGCTAAATCTGACAGAAGATTAAAGAAAAACATAAACAAAATTGGTGAATCACCTAGCGGATTAAACATATATTCATTTGAATATATAAATTCAAAAGATGGAAAAGGGTTGTGGCAAGGTGTAATGTCTGATGAAATACCACCAAAAGCAGTCATACTAATGGATAATGGTTATGATGCCGTTAACTACAATATGTTAGACGTAGAATTTAAACAAATATAAACATGGCAATAAAATTAAACCAGGGTGCAGATGCAACTATAGTTGGCGCAGCTTATAGGGCTGCAATAGCTAATACTCCCGGAGATTACGGTAGAACATTTGAAAAAGCAGCTGAAAGCTACGGTAAAACAATGAAGGCACAATCAGAAACATTTGGTAACATTGTTAAATTAGGATCTGTTATTGGTGGTAGAATGATTGCTAACGCTCAAGAGTTAACCGATATGTCTGCTAAAGCTAATCAGTTAAATCCAGATGATGCTGCATTCATAATAGATGAAATATATGGCATTAAAGATGCTCAAAAAGAATTGTTTGGTATTGGCTTTTTACAATCAAGAGAAACTAGACAAAAAAAAGCTGAATTAAAATTAGATCAACAAAAACTTTTTGCTGAAATAGATGGGGCTGCATTGAGTATAAAAAAAGGAACAGAAGCTGTTGCGGCGGGTTTGTTTGATGCAGATTTAAACGAAGTAGAAGGTGAGATAGTAAATGCTATTATAAAAAGCGGTTTAAAAAACAAGATTACAGAAGAAAAGAATTTTGCTAAACTTGGTCGTGACGAAACTACAGGGGAATTAATGTATACTTTGTATAAAGAAAATGGTGAATTAGCTGATTTAGATGGTAGCGGCAAACCTGTTACAATGACTATAAAACAATTTAACAAAAGTATAGCTACTAACGTTAATGATGGTGGAGCTCTAGCGCAAAGCCTTGATGCAGAGGTTAATAGAATAGTAAACGCAGGTAATAAAAGTTTAAACGGTACTTATGATCCTGAAATGAAACAAATGCATTTAAATGGATTAGATAAAGTAATTAAAACTAAAACCGATTTAAAAAGAGCAATGAAAGCACAGTTTGGTATATCAAACACTTCGTTTCAAGATGACTTGCTAACGGAGGGAACACCAATATCACTTGATTTGTACAACACTTTATTGTCAGTTACTGGAAGTGGTGAAGAGATTCCTTTAGATAAAGGCATAACTCAAGGTGTTGATAAAGAAGGTAATAAAATTACTATGGAAGATACAGATGGTAGTGGTGGTATAAGCGCTACCGAGCTTCAAAACTCTAAAAACTACGGTATTTTAGCTGCTAATGTATTAGGCATGAAAGATTATGAAGTTAGTAAAGCATATTTTAAAGAGTATACAACTCAAAACTTTGAAGCTGCTTACAAATATGGGTATAGCAATAAAGCACCTGTACCTGGAAAGACAGATGGAACAGATGGTAAACTTTCTTGGGTTGGTACTAACGAGCGATTAAATGTCCAAGGTGGTAATAGAAATGTAGATTATGAAACAGGTAAAGATATATATGATGCTTTTGAACTAGCAAGTCAGGGCGAAGCCGCTACTTTTAATTTATTCAATGTGGCATACAGGTATGACTCTAAAAATAACACTTGGACAGATAGTAAGAATGAGAATAAAGGTAATTCTAATCAACTTAGAAATATTTTAGGTATATCAGAGCCTGACTTTAAAGCTTTAACAAAAAATGCCGGCGTAATACAAACAGGCAAGGATGAAGTTGTTTTTTTTGATAATACCCCAGAAATGCAAACGAATAAAACAATTTTTAAAGATATAGACGTTGGTGATGATGACGATGCTGCGGAAAATTTAAATTCGCGCTTTGGGCTTGATAGAAGATCAGACGTAATGTTTGCTCCTTATTCAAAAAGTAATTTTGGTACATACGCTCAAACCGGACAAAGCGGTATTGGTACCGATCTTTTTAACTCTGATAAATTAAATTCTAACGATATAATGATGTATGATCCAATAAAAAAAGAACCAATAAAAATTAATGGTAAAATAGTTAGGTTTAAAACAGGAGACGAAGCTTTTGTTAAAGGCGACGGTTCAAACCCTACCGCTGATGAAATAATAAGAATCCTTAAGGAAAAATACAAAATAGAATACGATCCATATAAACCTCAAAAATAAATAATATGTTTGAATTAAACGGAGAAGAAGTAACTTTAGATTTTTTGCGTAAAAAAGCGTATCAGTACGATATGGACTTTGACTCGTATTTGCAGCAAATGAAAAAACAAGGCCTTGTGGAAAAGCAAGCAGACTCGACGGTAGATCCGACGATGAGTCAAGACGATATGGGATCACAATCGGTGGATGGTTCTTCGGAATTACCAGAAGATAAAGGTTGGTTTGAAGATATGTATACCGCTATAAAAGGCGGTGCGGCTGTAGGTGGTAGTGTTGGTGAGGCTTTTGATGTTTATAGACAAGGACGTAATATATCAGATAAAGACTTAAAAGGTTTTATTGATGCCGCTAAAGCCATGGAGAACAATCCAGAGACTAACGAGGCTGTGTCTTGGAGAAACGACATGAAAAAACATGGTAGTGGTGCATTGGGTGGTTTTATGGCGTTGTTAGAAAACCCTGGTTATTTTCCACAATTTATAGCTTCTTCAATGTCTACAATGGCTTCTTCTCTTTTTGACTCAGAAGAAGTTGCAGCAGCCACAGGGGTTGGCGCTGGTAGTGGTGCAGCTGTAGGATCTGGTATTGGAGCTTTAGCCGGCACCGTAGGTGGTCCAATTGGTAATTTTTTAGGCTATATTGGTGGCGCTGGAGCAGGAGCAATGGGAGGTGGTATGGCTGGTTTAGTAGGGGCTATGGAAACTGGCTTAACTTTAACAGACTTGTTAAGAGAAGAGCTAGGTGAAAGTGATTTTAATCAAAAAAACATTAGAGCCTTATTAAACGATAAAGATGTTATGGATAGAGTTAAATCAAAATCTTTAGCTAGAGGCCTTACTATTGGCGCTGTAGAGGGTTTAACTTTTGGTTTATCTAGAGGTGTTGGTGGTAAAATGCTTGGGGCAGCACTATCAAAAGGTACAGTTGGTTTATCAAAAGCAGGTTTAAAAACAGGTGCAAAAATAGCAGGCGCAACAACTGCTATAGAAATGACCGGGGGCGCTGGTGGTGAAGCATTAGGTATGCTAGCGGCGGGTCAAGAGCTCAAGGGTGAAGAAATATTTTTAGAAGCAATAGGTGAGGCTAAAGGTGTTGTTAACACCTCTGATTTTGTTAAAGCTGCTATTACTAAAAGCTCTTATAAGTTAAACAAAGAAGAAGTAACAGCGGCTAAAATAAAAGAAATTATAGATAACCCGAACACCTCTCAAGCTGATTTAGCTAAAATGAACATAGAGGTAACTGGAGACAAAGCTTTCGATGCTTACGTAAAGAAGAAACAAAGTGACGCAGAAATAGACACTCAAATAGACGAAAGAATCACTGACAAAGCTGATAGAAAAAAATTAGTTGAGCTAGAAGTAAAAAGAAATAAAGCAAAAGCTGATGTTAAAAAAGAAGGTTCTTTAAAAGTTTTAAATGCCGACCAAGCATTGTTAGATGTAGAAGCTGAAATAGAAACACTTTTAAATAAATACGAAGGTGCGGTTGGTTTTGGCGAAACAACAAGCGCTAAAGAAGTTAAAGCGGTAGTTGCACAGAAAGTGTTTGAAGGTAATATGGCATTTGCCAAAAAGCACAGTGAATTATATAATTTAAAATTTACAGAGTTAACTCAAGCAGAAATAATAGAAAAATATAAAGGTACTGAAAATGCAGATCTAGCAAACTCCTTAGGTGGTATTATTGGAGACGAAATAATAATAAATAAAGATCTAGCAAAAAGTAGAGTTTATGGCGATAATGTCGGTAACCATGAATTATTACATGGTATAATTAAAGCTAGTGGACAGCTAAAAAATATAACCCAAGAAACAATAGACGATTTTTTAAACGTTATAGGCAAAGATAATGCTGCAAAAATTCAAAAAAGATTAAGTGATAATTATGATGCTGATTATATATCTAAAAATCTTGACGAGTATTTCACTGCTTTTTCTGACGCTATAGCTAATAAAGAAATTGCTTTTAATGATAGTGTGTTTACAAAAATGGCAGATGTTATTAGAAGAATGTTTGCTAGTATCGGGTTTGCAAAAGTAGATTTTGAAAGCGGACGTGGAGCTTATAACTTTTTAAAAGATTATAACAAAAGTATACACAAAGGCAGTTTAAGCAGTGGTATTGTTGAGGCAACAAAAGGATCCGGAGCAGTGGTTGATAGTAAGTTTTCTAAATCATCTACTAACGATATAAATAAACTTGGTAAAGTTGATAAAGACGGCAACAACCTTGAAGAAGAAGGTACTGGTAATTTTTATTACCAAGCAGAAGCTGATGATATAGTAAGAACAATAGAAGAAAAAGGTTATTTAGATGGTTTAATAAGATCTAAGTACAAAGCTGAAAAAGTTCCACCTAACTTTGTCAAACAAGTTATGTCAGAGTTATCAGCGCATATAAAAGCATATAAACCAGAAAGAAAAAATGAAAGTGGATTATTTGGTTGGATAAACTCACAGATATCAAACAAAGCAAACGCCGTTTACAATAGAGAGTACAAGGTTGATGACGAGATGAAAGGCGCTAAAGACATAGGTAAGACAACTAAAGAAGGCGAGGTTAAGGTTCAAGTTGCAGCCGAAACAGATGCTGCTGTAACAGCTTTTGAATCAGAAGATTTATCACCTGCAGCTCAAGCAAAGAAAAAAGCCGACAAAGCTAAGGGCAAAGAAAAAGTTGAGTCTAAGTTTAGAAGACAAATAGGTATAGAAACTGGAGGTATCCTGTACAACAAAGTGTTAGATGCTGCGCGTAAATCTTTATTAAGAGCATACGAAGCAGGTACATCGGTAAGAAATATACAAAGAAAACTAAGAGATGAAGCTAATGTATACCTGTTTAAGGACATTAAAAACTTCTTAGGTACTAAAGATTACATTAAAAGATTAAAAGAGTTTAGAGTGCCTATAATGAACTCTATATTCACCGCTGACTTAGTACAGATGGAGCGTAATACGCCTGAAGGTGAAAGAGTGTTTACTAGGTTTGTAAGAAAACTTACTTCAAAAGCAGATGTGCAAACCGCAGTTGATCAAAACTTATTACCAGCCTCAGCTTTAAATATAATAGACAAAGGTACAGCTGTAAGTTTATACGAGAAAGCTAATCCAACTGAAGCTCAGTTTATGTCTTATTTTGACATACCAACTATAAATCCTAAAACAGGTGCTAGATCTGGGACGAGAGGTACTAGAAAAGATCAGCTAGCTAAGAATATGGCTGGAGCATTATCTTATGACGCTACAATGGAAGTGGCACAAGAGCAAGATGTTATAGAAAAAAGACAGCAGCTAGCAGAAATAAAAAATGAAACCATAGATGTTAGTGACATACAAAACTTAGCAGTGGCAATAGGTCGAGATCCTAGTGTTAAATTTTCACTTAGTAGCGAGCAAATTGCTGAAAACTTACAAGATAAAATTGAAGAATTAGTTAACAAGGCTAACCAAGATAAGTTTTATTTTAACAAAATAATTACAGTTGAAAGAGACAAAAATGGTAAAGCTATAAGTTATAAGTTAAATATACCTTTAGAAAGAAACAAAAGTATGCCAGGTCCTAGGCAACATTCTAAAGAAAACAAAGAAGCAGTTGCTAGAATTGTATATAAATATATAACAAATAATGAGTATGGATCTATAGTAGATGATAAAAAGTTACAATCACAAATATTAAGAGAAATAATACTTGACAACAAAAGCGGTAAAACAACAAACGCTGGTATAGCTCATGAAAATATAATTAAAAAGCAATTACAAAAAACAGCTAGTTTAATTAAAAACTCTATACTACAAGTTGTTAGTGGTGGTAAACTAGGTGATATATACTTATCATTAGGAAATATTAAAGTAGGTATAGAAACTAAATTACAAAAAGCAAGAAGCATCTCTCAGTCACTAACATTTTTAAATGATTCGTTAGATATTAATTTTCCAAATAAAAATACAACTACTAACAGCAAAGGTGGTTTGTTTGACGATATTATTGGTGAACAAGCAATAACAGAATACAAAAAATTTCAAAAAGAATTGCGAGCTGCAGGGTTTGGTGAAGTTAAAAACTTTACGCTTAATGAATCGCAAGCTAATTGGCTAAAAAATTATGGAAGATCTGAATTTTTAATAGAAATAGAAGTTCCAGTTAAATATTTATCTACGGGTTATGCTAGTGGTAAATATAAAAACGCACCACAAGGTTTTATTATTATAGGTAGAAATATATACCGCATGGTTACAGGTAATCAAGATGTTGATAATTTAACTAAAGCTATTGTAGCTCAATCAGGTTTAAACATACAAGACTTAAAATTAACAGAAGGTAAAAAAATAAAACTAGTTGGTGAGTTCATGTCAGATATTGGTAAAAACAAAAAAGTAAACTTTAGAATAGCAGGTAGAATAAACTCTATTGATTACGTTGATTCTAACGTTGATATAACCAGTGAACAAACAAACAAAAAGTTTGTTAACGCAATCGAAAACGTATTAAATAAAGAGTCTGCGCTTAAATTAAGTAAATCAGCTATGTTCTCTCGCTCAACTAACAACCCAACTAAAGGTATTACTGTTCTAGATTTTGATGATACTCTAGCTACTAGTAAATCTTTAATTAGATTCACTAGACCTGGTGAAAAACTATTGTACAATGCTAGTTCTAAAAGCTTAAAAGATTTAGGCGCTAGATCCGGTGTTATATACTTAGCTACAGATAAAAAAGAAGCGGATGCTTATGCCGAAAGCAATAGAGGTGATGTAAAAGAGTTCGTGGTTAACGAGTCTAGCATTGCCAATGAGGCTGCTGTTTTAAGGGAAATGAAAGAGCAAGGTATAGATACTAGTGAAGGATTGTTATATGAATTAATTGACTCTCGTTTTGAAGATTATTTTATTGGTAAGAAAAACGTGGATAAAGTTTTTAATGCTTTAAGGAAAAAAGGAGTTAAAGCTTTTAAATATAAAGATGGATCTCAAGTGTCCAGCGGGAGCGTTGAGAGCGTAGCGGTTATTGATAAAAGTGCTTTAAACGAACGAGGAACATTAAATGCGGAGCAATACGCTAGTACTTATGAAAACTTGTCAGAGCTAGGTTATAAGTTTGACTTTTCAGAATTTACTAAAGTTGTAGATGGCAAGACAGCACCGCTGTTTAACAAAGCAATGAAATTGCAAGGTAAGTTTGGTCCTGAAAATATGTTTGTGCTAACAGCGCGACCAATGGAATCCGCCGGCGCTATACACGCATTTTTAAAAGCGAATGGCTTGAACATACCTTTAAAAAATATTACTGGTTTAGCTAACTCAACAGCTGAAGCAAAAGCGCTTTGGATGGCTGAAAAAGTTGGTGAAGGTTATAACGACTTCTACTTTGCTGACGATGCTTTACAGAATGTGAAGGCTGTTAAAAACATGTTGAACAACCTAGATGTTAAATCTAAAGTTCAGCAAGCTAGAGTTAAGTTTAGTAAGTCTATGGATCCAGCATTTAATGAAATGTTAGAGAGAACTACTGGAGTACCTGCCGCCGAAACAATATCACAAGCAAGAGCAACTAAGCGTGGTGGTAAAAAAGGTAGACTTGAATTATTTGTACCACCATCAGCCGAAGACTTTTTAGGTTTATTATATAAATTTGCTGGAAAAGGAGAACAAGGAAATGCTGATTTAGCTTTTCTTAAGCAATCATTGATTGACCCACTTAATAGAGCATACACAGAATTAAACGAAACAAAGCAA